AGTTACTATTTCCCAGACACCCTAAGTCTGGGATATGAAAGACGTGTTTAGACACCCTAGAGGTCTTGGTTTACGGGGTGTTAAGAACAGTTAAGAAATGTGTTCGTTTCTTGACTTACTGACTTATTTATAATACTACGGTTTCCCGTCCTTGTCAACCCCTGTGTTAGGAGTGTTTTGAGGTGGTGTCCCGAAGACCCATCTATTATACAGGTCTTTGAAAATTCCGTCAAGCTCTAGTATCGATACTCTTGAATTCGATCCAGTACTCGATTTAGATACTTGTGTGCTAGGTCTTTTTCTTTCTGCCAAACTGATTTCGATTCTCCATCAACTTCATGCTTGAGTTTAAGAACATGACATATCAGTTCATCCTTACTCAATTGATTCTTTGGCATATAATAAAAAAGACTCTACTCAGTATATAGAGTAAAGTCTTTTTTGTCTGTTATTGAATTGGGATTTGTGCTGGTATCAACATACCACCACCTGGTCCATCATCATCATCAGCATCAGAATCTTCTGTAATCACCGAATGAATTATAAAAGCACCCAACAAAAAGGTTGCTAGTAACATCATCTTACCAAATCCCAGGGATAATTTGGCCACTGACGGCATATGATCCCATTGCGGCAATGACACCAATCATTGCTGCCCAACCATTAATACGTTCTGCTCTTTCGTTCATTGTTCTTGCTCCTGTGTTTTGTTGTAAATAATGACTCTACCATTTTCATGAGTGAATACTAATTCATCATCATGTGCCCAGCAGAGTTCTTCGTATAGGGCATTTAGTCTCTCCATATCATCATAGAGTTGATTTGGATTAGACATCTGTTTTACTAACTGGTTCATATGAATGTTGAGGTTTGTGCTCTCTATCCATAGGTTTAGAAGACTCAAAAGGATCTCTTGAGAGATTTTTAATAACAATGAATGCTTCTTTGTTGTACTTACGAGTACCAATAGGTGACTGCCACTTTTTATTATAGACTTCACCGACATCAATACCAGAAACTTGAGTTCCTGCCATTTCAACTACGATGTTATCACCTTCTTCCCACCCATATTTTTGGGCAAGAGAAGAAACTTGTTCATAAACAGATGGAGCATCCATTACTCGATCTTCTGGTTCAAGACTTCCGTGCATCAGTACAGTTTCTCTTCTTGTTCAGTTTCAATTATAACATCAGAAGTTGGATATGCAACACAAGTAAGCACAAATCCTTCTTCCATTTGATCGTCATCCAAGAATGATTGATCACTTTGATCTACTGTGCCCGATACAATCTTACCCGCACAAGATGAACAGGCACCTGCACGACAAGAGTAGTTTAAATCAACTCCACCTTCTTCTGCTGCATCAAGGATGTATTGATCATCCTCACAAGCAACAGTGGTTTCTGCACCATCAGGAGTGCGGAGAGTAATATTAAAAGTCATTAGTAAGTTTCAGAAAGATTTTGTACAGAGTATGCCAACAATACAAGGAAGGCAATACTGGTCATTGTAAACAAGATTGAATGCATTGTCAAGTACTCAGAAACCGAAAAGTCCAAAAAAGAACACACTACCAGTCGTAGCATAAGAAACCAGTGCTGCGGCAAATCCAATCATTGCCGTGCGACCATTGAGTTTCTCTGCACGTTCTGCATATGTCTCAAGACCATACGTCTCAGTATAGGATGGATCAACGTACATGCGGGGTTCAGTAGCCCACATGTTTGTGCGTCCACCGTCTTCAGTTGTTACAGTCATTTGAGTTTTGTGAAGAAACATTACAGTATTATATAGGAAACATAAAGTCTTGTCAAGAGAAGTCAGTATAAATGCTTACTATTTCCCCTCAAACCCAGGAGGTAATCGGTTAAAATATGGATCATAATCAAAAATGGCATCCCAATCCTGAATATCAACTGCCTGAGTTTTCCAAAAATTCCAAAGACCTTCGTAGCTTGACTTATGAAAAACATCAATATGTTCTGCATGAATTGAAGATCCAAGTTCAAGTTTATATAAGAATAAAGGAATAGAAAATGTATTTCCAGAATTATAAATCAAATCATCGGCAACCGCTCTTGGTTTGACTCCATTATCAATCTTATACTTATCTCCTCTTACATGAAGGTCAATCAACTTTTGTGCATGACGACGTGTAATCAGATAACATGCCGTTGAGAAATCATTTACAAATCTCTTATGCATTTTTAAATGAATTGATGCAGGATTAATGACAGCAAGTTGGATTACATCATAATCATAAGGAATTTTTGCATAAAAATTTTTCCATTCAAAAGGCCAATGAGATGCAGTAGAAATATCACAATCATCTTCCATCATTAAGGCACATGGAGCATCTGTCTTAAGAAACTCTACCATTGCTTTCAGATGTGACGTAGTACATCCAACCTCACCAGAAGACATACTATCAGGATATCTTCCTTTAAGAATGTCTCCGAGGTCTCTACCGTCCCTACCATCATATGCAGAGATGCGAGTATAATTCTCAATCTCCCAATACTTAAATTGCTCTTCCATATATTCTCTTCTTTCTGGTTGCTCATCCAGATTCAGATAATATATGGGAGGAAGTCCTTTGAGTTTATAAAGTGCCTTATTTTTATCCATTAGATAACCTTCCAATTCTCACAATACAAATCTTTAGTGTCTTTATCAGCATAGTCAGAACCAAACCACATACTTGGGGCAATTACTTTTTTGTTTGGATTTTGTATCAACCATGCACCCCACCAACTCATAGAACTATTGGCAATAATAGCATGATCACACAAAGACATCAAGCACATATCAAGATAAGGAACTAATGCACCATCAGAGTGTGTATCTTCTGGTTCAGAGAACATGAATCGATCATTCTGAAAGAACTCTTGCTCTTTACACCACTCAATCGAATCAGAAAATACAACTACAGGCAAGTTATCATCAAACTCTGCAAGTGCCTTCTCATAATACTCAAGAGGTTGCACAGGATGTTGATGCTGAAGGTTAACATATGCCCACTTAAATCCTCTCTTATCGGCAAGACCAGGATCACCACGACGAACGTGGAGGGAGATAACTTCTTCTCCCATCTGACTACGAAATTCTTTACAAGGTTCTAACCAATTATCCTTGAAAGTAAAATCTTTACGAACATCTTCTTCAATGTGCTTAAAGTATTTTTCTGACTGAAAGAATCCATGAATACTTACATTATCAGAACAACTATCAAAGAGTTCTTGATCAAAATGAAAAAATCTTTCTTGTTGAACATTAGTGCTTTCAATCCAACCAATGTTTTTATTAGTCGTAAGTTCAAATGCCTCTAGCAATCCATAGTTATCAATTTGAATTCTTGGATCTTCAGGTGGAATCGTATAATCAAATCCACGATTGGCAGCAATACCTTTTAGTGCTGCATACTGAAACATTTGATTACCAAATCTTCCAATCGTTCCAATATGATTAAATCCAATCACCTTTCATAGCCTCAAATACTTTTGCAATTCCTTTATCTATACCAGTTTTGGGCAACCACCACCCAGTAATATATGTGTTTGCCTCATTCCTTTTATCCATCTGCACACTATCTTTTGCAAGACCAGGTTTAATATTTACTGTCTTACCAATCAAATTAAATTGTCCCTGAATGATTGAGGCAATATCTTTAATAGAAGTAGAACTGAAGGAAGTAATATGAAGAGGATCTTCTGATTTAAAGTCCGTGAAGTTTTCCATCACAATCTCTAGTGCCTCACAGCAGTCCTCTGCATAAAGGAACTGCCTCTCCTCTGTACCATCAGTCAGCATCTCAAACTCACCTTCCTCAAATCCTCTACGAATAAAGTCAGTGATGACGTGTGCTTTCTCATGATCTTTTTCGATACCATACACATTCCAAAACTTAACAGTCAGTCCTTTAAGTGCAGTAGTGTATAGTTCTCCAAGTTTCTTACAAGCACCATAAGGAGAATAACTCATGTTACTCATTTGAGATGATGCGAATACAAATCTCTTATTATACTTCTCTAGGAGACCAAAGACATTTGCCATCAGTCTGGTGTTGTTATTGATGAAGTCAAAGGTGTGTTGATACTTCTTCAGGTATCGTGATCCACCTACATCAAAGGCAAGAAAGAATACAAAGTCTGCATTCTTAATGGCACGGTCAAGATTATGATTGGGAATCTGCGTCAGATCTTCTCCATGATGTCGAGCAACATCAAACTCAGTTACCTCATGATTTTTGCCACGAAGATACTCAGTAAGATATGCACCAATCTGACCACTCGATCCAAGAATAGTTATTTTCATTTTTTATATTTTGTTAGATATTTTTGATTTGAATAATATTCAACCAGATTTTTTTTATCCATAGATTGAATTTTTTCCCATTCATGCATATTAGATTCCATATGAGGATTACTGAACCAAGAATTTTCACCTCTAGAGTGTTCTAAATGATATACATAATCATTTATTCTACCAACATTATACCCCAGTGTGGTAAATCTGTAAAATCTTTCCTTATCCTCTGGAGCATACGCTCTGAAGTTTTCATTTTCCATTCCACCATCAATGTAAACTTGACGATTAAAGAATTGAGCCCAACCAAAATCAGAAGTGTGATTTTTAGATCTACTATTTAAATATTCAAAATCTCCCGTCTCCAAGAAGTGAGAAACTACTTCATCACTTGCAGGAACTTGATATTGATATGTTCCTTGACCATAAGGATAAACAACATCATATGTTCCATCTAGGATTGACTCATATGCCTGTTGATATGATTCAATAGGAAGTACTACATCACAATCATAGTTAATGACAATCTCCGTATCTGCTTCCATAATCATTTCATTCAGAACTTTTTGCCTATG